CTATGAAAAGAAAAGAAAGAAGAATTCAATCTGCAAAAGAGCAGATGAAGGAATTTGCTTGTTGAGATGTGAAGATATTTTCTAACACGCAGGTTCGATTCCTGCCACCTCCACCACACTTTTTCAACACATGGGGGTGTAAAGGTATTCGATTAGGAAAGAAAATAGCAAGGAGAGCAAATAGGGTAGTGACCAACACTAATTCAATTAGAGGCAAACAACTCTGATTATTCTTCTGCACAAGTAGCATTGGCTGCTTGATGTAGATTGGGTCTGTGGCAAACCTAGAAACAGAATTGTCACATTCACACCACACACATAAGGAAAAGTAATATGGATCTTTCATGTTTACACCATGACAATTCTGAATTAAAATCATATTTTAAAGCAGAATACAAAAATGATTGGGAATATGCATATGCTGATTTTCTAGAAGAGAAAAGAAGCAAAAGAAAAAATATTTTCAAAACAATTGTGGCAACACTTTTTCACACACACAAGGGAGATTAAAAGATGGCAGAAGTGAATAAAAATCCATTCCAAATTCGGCAAGAACTATTGAGTACTGCAAAAGAATACATGGTATCCATGTATGAATTGCAGCAGACTTATTTTGACCGCCAGTTCTATTTAGCTGAAGAAATGATGAAAAAAAATTCAGAGGAAGGAATGAAATTGTACCAAGAAGCAATGAATTCCACTGAAAAATTCTATAAGAATTATCCTGGAGTTGAACAAATTTTAGGAGTTGCAAAACAATTTCAAGAGTTTGTGGATAATAAAGACAAGAAATGAAAAAACATAAACTAATGCCTAAATGGTTGGTTTGTTTTATAATTCTTTAGAAAAATCCAAATAAGCAGTTTATGGAGGTTCTGCCAAAAAAACCTCCATCATAAAGGACAATTAAATGATGTTTGAAGAATTAAAGATTATGAGTGCGAAAAAATTTTCATATGAAATAGAAGAATTTGTCAAAAGAACAGGTGTCAGTCATTGGGATGCAGTTCTTGAATATTGTTCTGATAATAAATTAGAACCAGAAACCGTGGCTTCTCTTATTACAAAACCTCTCAAAGAAAAGATTGAAGTTGATGCTATGAAACTCAATCTTCTTCCAAAAGTTTCTCAGTTACCACTATAAAAATTTCTTGACATTTTTCCTGAGAAGGAGTATAATGTTTGCTATGGACAGTTGGGACGCTTACAAAATCTATCTTGGATTGAAATTACATTTCTCCAAAGAAGGATATGATTTCAAAAAGTATCTCGGCAAAACCCGTGCCAAGAAAGAGAATTTTCTCAAAAGAAATGATAGATTCTTTTTTCACAAGATTGGTCGTAAATATGGTGAAGAAACTGTTGACTACTTTGTTGCAAACCTTATTCAGAATCCAAAAGGATGGGTTGGAGAATTCAATGAACAAGTGTTCATGGATTGGAAGAAAACTCAACAAAGCATTTCATATGTTTTCAGAACAGACATGGAAACGCTTATTAGAACTGAGTCTATTGATTCTTCTAATTTTGATTCACTTTTTGATTGCAAGCATGGTCAACATCCATTATTATTAAAAAGATTTTTAAGTGGAGAAATTCATTTAGAAACAATGGTTATACTAAATAGAATTTTTGATTATGTCAGTCAATTTGACAAAGACATAAAAGAAACATTTGTATGGCCAGACAAACGTAAATTAATTATCAAGTATGATTCTTTTGTGCAAATAGATGTACAGAAGTGTAAGTCATACCTCAAAAACATGCTATAAAGGAAATATGGCAAAAGAATTAACCGCTGAAGAATTAACCCGTGAACGTGATTTTTTCAAAATTCGTTCAGAAAATCTTGCAGCTAGAGTGAAGCAATTAGAATATGAATGTGCTGAGTTGCAAAGAAGAGAAAGTGATTTGAATCAACGATTGAAAGAACTTTCCTATCAGAAGGTGATTCAGTATCGGCAATCCCATCAACAACGTAGAAATTTCGTAAAGAGATGAGTGTTAAACTTATAAGTTACAGCAAACCATCCGCAGAATTCATAAAAGAAGGATTGTCAAATGTCCAGGATATCATTGCGTATTGTGCCCGTGTATCAAATCCCACGAACCAATACAACACTGAAACGTCCGAAAGGCTCTTACGCTACCTTATCAAACACAAACACTGGTCGCCATTTGAGATGGCTGGTGCTTGCTTAGAGATTGAAACTACCAGAGACATTGCTCATCAGATTGTGAGACATCGCTCTTTTTCTTTTCAAGAGTTCAGTCAAAGATATGCAAATCCTTCTGAATTCGGTGAACAATTTGTTCTGAGAGAAGCAAGACTACAGGATGAAAAGAATAGACAAAACTCAGTAGAAACTGATGATGAAGCAATTCATGGTGATTGGAAATACTGGCAAGAAAGAGTGATAGATGTTTCACTAACTGCCTATGAATGGGCAATTAAAAATAATGTTGCAAAAGAACAAGCCAGAGTTGTTCTGCCAGAGGGATTGACCAAGACAAGATTGATGATGAATGGAACACTTCGTTCTTGGATTCATTATGTTGAATTACGTTCTGCAAATGGTACACAAAAAGAGCATATGGAAATTGCAAAAGAATGTGGAAAAATCATTGCAGATATTTTTCCTTTAATGTTTAAAATACTGGACTGACTATGTTTGTACTGGGAAATGGTGAATCAAGAACACAAATAAACCTTGATGTTCTTAAAACATTTGGAAAGGTGTATGGATGTAATGCTCTCTATCGTGATTTTACACCTGATGCTTTGATTGCAGTTGATGGTGGAATGATGCATGAAATCAGTGCATCTGGTTATGCAAACAATAATCTTTGTTATTTTAGAAGTTGGAGTAGATTACCTGAAGATGCATATGCAATGCTGGTTAATGATAACATGTTTGAAGGTTGGCATGAATCATTAAGAACTGAAAATGAAAAACAGAACAAAAAAGAATTTGTTCTCAATGGAACTGACCCAAATCAAATTATGAGATTGTTTCATGTGATTAAAAAACAATATGAAGAAAGGAATGAGCCTTTTGATTCTCTCGACATGAGACAGAAACTAGGCAATCATCATCAATGGGTTACATGGGTAGATGAAAAAGATGAGGTAAAACTTATTCCTGAAGTCTATTCTGGATGGAGTGCTGGACCAATTGCTGTGAGAATGATGCTAGAAGACCATAATCCGTCAGAAATTTATATGATTGGATTTGATATGAATTCTATTGATGGTAAAGTAAATAATGTATACAAAGGAACAAGTAATTATGTTCCACAGGATGTAAGTGAAACACCATCAGTGAATTGGAAAAATCAGCACATTCAAAATTTCAAAACTTATCCAAATGTCAAGTTCTTTCATGTCTCTCCAGAATGGATTGACATTGAAGAATGGAAAGATTTTGATAATGTGGATTATCTAACTTTTGAGGATCTGCAAATAATACTTGACAAAGACTTTATTCTGTGATAGAATAAATAGAATATATTATGATTCTGTGAAATACTTAAACATACGACAATATACGGAGAAATACCATGTCAAATATCAGCGCACTTCGCAAAAACAATGCACTCGACAAACTCTTGGCACAAGTTGCAAAAGAGGAAGCACCAGCCGACAAGGCATCATATATTGATGACCGTCTTTGGAAACCACAAGTAGACAAATCTGGAAACGGATATGCAGTTTTACGATTTCTTCCTGCAACCGATGAAGGACAACTTCCATGGGTTCGTGTTTGGAATCATGCATTCCAGGGCCCAACAGGAATGTGGTTCATTGAAAATTGCTTGACAACAGTCAATGGCAAGTGTCCATGTTGTGAACATAATTCTGGATTATGGAATTCTGGAATTGAATCTGACAAGGAAATTGCACGGAAGCAAAAACGAAAACTTCAATACTACAGCAATGTATTGGTAGTTTCTGATTCCGCAAATCCTCAAAATGAAGGAAAAGTTTTCTTGTACAAGTATGGCAAGAAAATCTTTGACAAAATCATGGAGGCAATGCAGCCAGAATTTGAAGATGAATCACCAATCAATCCATTTGATGCATGGGATGGTGCTAACTTCAAACTGAAGATTCGTAAGGTTGAT